CCTATGCGAACTACTCCTATGCAAACTACTCCTATGCGAACTACTCCTATGCAAACTACTCCTATGCGAACTACTCCTATGCAAACTACTCCTATGCGAACTACTCCTATGCAAACTACTCCTCAGCGCACTACTCCTATGCAAACTACTCCTATGCGAACTACTCCTATGCAAACTACTCCTATGCAAACTACTCCTCAGCGCACTACTCTTTATAGTGTAACTCTTTCTCCTAATCCTCGTAAATAAGAAAATTTATTAATATAATTTTTACATTTAAAATTCCAATTTTACTTAACAAAAAATATTCAATATTTGAGTGTAAGAAAAGTATAGATTTTAATATATAACTGGTTATATATTAAAAAGTTGGCATTTTAAATATTCAAGATATAATACTTAATTATCTAAAATATTTCTTCCATTTCCATTCATATATTTAATTAATGCTTTTAACATAGCAGCTTTGATTATTGGATTTTTTTCATTCTTTATATGTTGAACACGATTTGTATAATACCAGAATTGTGCATTTGTATTACATGGTGTATTTTTAAAAGGTTTGTTATTATTATTATTATTTTCCATATATTATATAATAATATTTTATTTAATAAAAGGTGCTAAAATATTTCTATCAAATGGCTGTCCGCTCATATATTTACATAATTCAAAACGCTGTTGAGGAGTCATAGTCACATTTGGATTAGCTAATTGTAATTTTCTAACAAATTGCCAAAATTGTGGATTTTCTAAACATTTATTTATTCGTTCCATTATTATTATACTATATTATACTATTTTTTTTCATAAAACTTTAATCTTAAATTTCTTATACTTTCTTTTTCATTATTTTGTTTAGTATCATTTTCATTCTTACTATTTTTTATATCTTCTTCTAAAGTAGAATCTATGAGTGATTGCCCATTTACTGAACACATTTTCAACCATTCGTCTTTCGTAATATTCTGAAATGTTTTTAGGCAAATAGAAACATCTTTTTCTGTTTTAATTCCTTGATGCCTTGTATAAATACAATTTGTCATAACAATATATTTTTCCCATGGTCCAGTTCTTAAACATAATGCATAAAAAGTAGATAATGATTTCCATGATAAAATATTTTTTCTAAAACTAGTTTCTTTTTTATACTTACATTGAACCGCAATATATTTATTATCTCCTGTTTCTATTACAATATCAATTCCCATATCTCTTCTTTTCATATGAAGTTTTTCTAAAATTTCGGAGGGAACATCTTTTAATAACCATACATTTTGATAATTATTTTTCAAATATAATACGCAAAAATCTTCAAATACATCTCCTCTTATTTTTTTATTGTCTCTTTTTCGCGTTTCTGCAAAATTATGTGCCGGTTTTTCATATATTTTTTGGCATTCTTTAATAAATTCATCAAATAAATTATCAGGTGTACGTAAGAAAATCTCGTGTAGTAGATTTTGTAAATTCATTTTAATATATTAGTTAGTAGAAATCATTTTATATAAAGTTTTTTATATAAAATAGGATGGAAGGAGAATGTATATATATTTAAGCTAAAGTAAATAATATCCATGATATCCAATTGTAGCAAATGCAATCATTAGAATTATTTCAAAATAAAGTTTATTTGTTTTTTCTTTATTTATACCAATATAGATTAATAATGGTGCAATAATTAAAACATGAATCCAATTTATCCAGGGATTTATATTTTTGGTTATTTTTTTATAAATTTTATATGAATGATATAAAATAATAAAAATTCCGAATATAATCAATGGATTATATAAAAAAGTAGGAATACTTGTCTTTTTTATTCCAATATATAAAAGTAGACCGCCAATAATAAATACATGTAATAAATGAAGCCAAAAATGAGATTCCATATTTATATATATTATGTACTATTTAATTTTTTATTTAAATTATTAAAAAATCTTAATTTAATTTTATAATTTACAGTAAAATTATTAGATCTACTCATTATTTTACATAAAGTACATTTAGTTTCATGATCTTATAATTCGAGGTCTACATACTGTATTATTATTTTCATCTGTGTCATATCCTTCATTCTCTCTACACGACATTACGTTATAAATACATTTATTTCTATCATTATTTAAATAAAATTGACCAGGGCAAGTATGTCCATCACACTTACCAGTATCAAAATTAAATTTACTATCTTCTGGACAAATAACTCTAGTTAAACAATTACTACCATCTTTTTTATAATCACCATCTGGACATTTATTTGTAGATGGCATTTTCATTGAACATAAATATTTTTCCTCATCGTAATGAGAAAATCGAGGAGGAATTTTTGAAAACAAATTTTTATCAAAAGTAGTTCCATTAGGACATATTGGGTCAGTTATACAATCCCAAAGATCATTATTTGTACAATTCTTTAATTCATATGGATCTGTTAGTACACAATCTTCTCCATCAAATTTAGAGTTTTTTATACATTCTCTGGGGTGAACAGGAGATTGTATACATTTAGTTTTATTATTATTTAATGTAAATCCATATGGACACATCTTTTTTACACATTTATCACCTGTATCACCCTCTAAATAAAAACCCTTATTTTCAGGGCACATAGTAGAAGTTCCACACATACCACGTTTATCTAAAAAAATTTTTTCATTACATGCATATTTATTTTTTCTTTCACATTCTAATTTATTATTTAAAAAATATCCATTTTTAGTATCACACTTTCCTCTCTTTGGATCAACAACACATTTATTATCACTAACTCTTTCTTCTGGATTGCAATCAGTTTTATATAAACATCCTTTAAAATTATCTAACTCGTAATTATCACTTTTTATAGATCCTTCTGGACAAGGGGGAAAAATAAATTTACATACATCATCCTCCTTATCTTTATCGTATTCAATAGTACCTGGACACTCTGGTATTTTATAATCTTCTTTTATTACACAATCTGTACCATCCCATTTAGATTCATATGAACACATAACTGATGAAGGAGTTGTTTTTATAGGTGCTGCAGGTGCAGGTGCAGGTGCAGCAGGAGCAGCTTTAGCAGCAGGAGCAGCTTTAGCAGCTGGAGCAGCTTTAGAAGCTGCAAAATTTTCTATATTATTTGAAAATAAATAAATAATAAAAATTATAATTGCAAATAAAATTAAATATAGTAATATCAATTTGTTATTCTTACGCATATATAATATATATTATAAATTATTTTTAAAATTTTATTATAAATTATTTATAATAAAAATAATTTTCTTGAATACTTTATAAAAATATATTATTGTGAAAATTTATATGTAAAACCACTTACTTCTTCCAAATTCATTTGATTATGTGTTGATGGTGTGCCTGATCTGGTCTTTGTTGGTAATCCTCTAATAAGTGATAAACTACTTAACATAAATTTATTTTTTGGTAAATTTATAGAAAGACTAATCTTATTGCGCATATCTTCTTTTTTAAAATATATTAAATCAATTTCGGGTTTTTGATAATTTTTTTTATTATAAACTGGGGTAATTCCACTTTCATATAAATAAGGAATAATAACTTTTGATAAAATATTTTTAGAATCATCAAATTCAATGCTTATTTTATAATATTTTTTATCATCTTTAATTTTATAACCAAGATATTCACAAATTAATGGTTTAATATTTGGTGATTCACATAAAGCAGTTAATAAATTTGTAAAGACATTGCTCATATATTCTTTTGCAATTGAAGTTGTAAAATATCCTAAGTAAATTAAATTAGTTGATAATTGATAATTAGAATGATATTCATTTATTCCATATGAATATTTTAATTTTTTTTTCAAATTCTTTTTGAGATTGACTAATTCTTGTATTTGTTTAGTATTTGTAAAAATATTACCAATGAAAAAATGGTATTTTGTACGATCTGATATTGTATTATTTAATAAATTATTTATTAATGATTGTTCTACAGATTGTTCCATAGGTTGTTCTACAATAGCTTCTTCCATAGCTTGTTCCATAGTTTGTTCCATAGGTTGTTCAACTTCATATTCTCCAGTAGAACTATTTCTTTTGTTAACTAGATTATTATTTCTATTTACTCTTTGATTAACTAGATTATTATTTCTATTTAAATTAACAGGAATATTAACTCTTTGATTAACTATATTATTATTTCTTTCATTAACAGGAATATTAACTCTTTTATTAATTATTTGATTGCTATTCATTATATATTATTAATCTATAAAAATTTTTAATCAAAATTAATTATAGAATTTATTTTTTTTAATATAATAACTTTAGGTTTTTCAATTAAATATAATAAATATTTATTTCCATTTTCATATTTTTCACTAGCTTTAATCATATAATCATATGGTCGCAAAATTTGACGAAAAATAGTAATTACTTTTTTTTCATCTATATTTTCTAAATATTTTTTGTGCTTACATTTTAAATAATACTTTTTTAATTCAGGAATGAATTCATTTATTTTATCCTTTATATTTTTAGTTTCCAATATTTTTCTTGAAAAAGTATATAATATTTTATCATTTAAATCAATGCTTAATAATGTATTTATTATTTTTTCGACTAATTCAAAAGGTGGATATTTATTTGAAAATAATTGATTTTTTTTTATATCAAAGTTGTCTTCTTTTTTTATAAAATGCAAATTATTAAATGAATCTATATTATATTCATTTTTGTTAATATCTCTGAATTTTTCTTTATATTTTTTTTTTTTATTTTTTTGAACGATGTCCATACTAATTATAATAAATATTTTTTATTGTAATTAATAATATAATAAGTAATTTATTCTTGATATATTTGTTAAAAATAAATGAGAAAAGGATTTATAAGAGTAGTTGAAGCCAGTAAGTTTTCTTATTTTAGACATTCTCTTTAGGTATAGCTAATGTTCTTGGCATAGGAACATAATTAGCTGTATTAATTTCTTTCTTATCTTTTCTTGTATTTTCTAAATTAAAATCAACAAAATTATTCATTAATCCTCCTTGATCATTAATAAAACTTTTTCTTTCAGTATTTCTTAATTTTTCCATTGCATCTCTTCTACTATTAACTGGATTTCTTGTTAAAAAATTATTAACTTCTAAATCATCTCTTAATTGAGGAGGTTGAAATTGATTAAAACTTAAAAAACTATTATTTTGAATAGATTCTTGAACTGGTCGTGCTCTAACAGATCTTGTTTGGCTTTGATTCGCATAACCTTGAATTGCTTGACTTTGCGTCGCATAATTTTGCGTCGCATAACTTTGCATTCCTTGACCAGGTCTTGCTCCCATAGGTCTTGTTTGAACTGGCATTCCTTGACCTGATCCATTCATTAATAGACTAGAATTATTATAATAATTATTTGGGTCTGAATTATTTATTTTTCTATTTTTTTCCATTTGTGTTGAATAAGATGTTTTTTTATTATTATCAATTAAATCTCCACTATTTCGAGTTGGAATAAAACTTCTTTCAATATCAAATGCAGTTGCATATTTATCAACCATATAATGATCATGATTATATACTAGAGGAACAGATGTATTTGATAAGACTGGTCTTAAAAAATTATTATTATTATCTAAATTTCTTCCTAATAAGTTATTATTTGTCCTTGTTTTTTTTGTAAATTCGGGGTGTGAAAACATGTTACTTATTACATATATATATTTTTTAAGTTTTATTCTTATTTAATTATTCTTTATTATTTTTATATAATGTTTGAATTAAATAAATATAATTATCAATTAAATGGAATAGAACATGAAATTCTCTTAGGGGATCATTTAAAAATAAATAGAGAACATGAAAATGAAAAAATATTAGTTTCTAATAAATATTTATTAAAATATGTTAATGATTTATTTGATTATCATTCTATTGAATATTGTATTTTAGGAGATACTCTTTTAGGTCAACATGTTTTTAATGGAATTAATATATTTAGTTCATTATTAGAAATTGGTATTAATAAAAATTATATTTATAAAATAATTAAAATAAAAGATGATATAATAAATGATGGTAATAAAATTACCTATTATGATATTAAAAAAAAAAACTATTATGATCTAAGTGTTTTTGATATTAATAATAATGATAATAATAATATATTTATTAAAATATCATCTAGATTCTTCGATAATATTACATCTTTTATTTATATTTATCTATTTAATACAAATGATAATGCAATTGAATACTATTCAATGAATCATAAAATAATAAAATTTAATTTTTATGATATTTTTCCAATTAAAAAAATGTTGTTTGAAGAATACAATATATCTGTTCCTAACAAAATAGAAAATATATTACATATTTATAATATAAATTTAAATTCACTTTCTTTTAAAAAAGAATCAAATAAAAAGAATCAAATAATTGAAGAATTAACTGTTGATAGATCTAATTCTTTAATAAATAAAATTACTTCTATTTTTGGATGAAATATTTTTTCTATATTAATAATAATAATGGAAGATTATATATTTGCATATGAATATGAAAAAAATGTAAATCCTATATTAAATAATATATCATTTTTTGAAAAAAATATAGTTGATTGTGATTATGGAATAACATTTATTGATTTTTCAGAATTATTTAATGTAGAACATAAATCTACTACTCCAAATTTATTAGCAAGTTTTATTAGATTAAATACTAAAGAAAATTTTTACTTAAAAAATGATGTCAATAATAATTTTTCTAATGCAACATCACACTTATTTTACATATTAAAAGGTGAGTCTGAATTAGTTATTGATAATGAATTATTTTCAGTAAATAAGGGAGATATATTAATTACACCATTATTTGATTCTTTGATTATAAAAAATAAGAGTGAAGAATTACAAATTTATTATATAAATGATAGTCCATTAGTTAATTATTTAGGAAATAAATCTGTTAAAAAAATTTTTAAGACAGCTATTTATACAAATGAATTTTTAATAAAAAATTTACATAATTTATCAAATCCTAAAAATAATAGAAAAGGAATATTATTAAGTAATAAAGATACTAATAAAATTGGTGTTAATACAATAACACCTGTATTATGGGCTTTATATAATGAATTACCTCCAAATACAGTACAACGTCCTCATAAACATAATTCAGTTGCACTTGATTTATGTATAAAATGTAGTGATAGTGAAAATATATATACATTAATTGGCGAAGAATTAGATGAAAATGGAAATATTATAAATCCAATAAAAGTAAACTGGTCGGAAGGAGGAATGTTTATTACACCACCTGGTTTATGGCATTCTCATAATAATATTGGAAATACTTTTGCTTATATATTACCAATACAAGATGCTGGATTACTTTTATATCAGAGGATTCTTGGTATTGTATTAAATTAAATTTTTATTTAACTTCTTCGTTTATCATTAATAATAATTTTTCACTATTAATAAATGCAAATAATCCTTGATAGAATATATTATATATATTTTTATTCTTTGATTTTATAATTTTTAAATAATTTTCAAGATACTTTTCTTGAAATAAATTAATAATTTTGTCTATTCCAAATAATAGTTCTAATCCATTTATACAAATAGAATAAGATGGAATATTTTCTAATAAAAAATCTTTTTTATTATTTGGCCATATAAAATATTTCTTGTAAAAATCATACTTTTTCTTATATTTTTTTTTAACAATACTAAAATCTAATAAAGTTAGTTTTTTTATATTTTCTTTTTTGTCAGTAAACATATAATTATCAAATTTAAAGTCTAAATTAATTAAATTGTATTTTTTCTCAAGAAATAATGATATATCTAATAGTCTTTTCATAACTGTTAATGTAAATAGAAATCCATTTTTAGTATTTATTAATGGTTTATTCCAAATAGAAAACATTTTATAAAAAGGTATACAAAAAGGTAGTATTATAAAATAATTATTTTTATATACTGTTTCATTATTATATTTTAATATATCTTTTAGTACACCTATTGCATATATATCAATTATCATATTTTTCTTTGTTTTTTCTTTAATATAGTTCAAAAAAAACATTAATTCTCTATTTTCATTTTTAAGTGGTAATAATGAGTCACTTTCTACTAAAACTGTTTTATTCAAAACAGAATTCTTAAAAATCTTTATTACATGCTTATTCTTCATTAAAAACACGATGCCGTATGATCCTTCTCCAATCTTTTCTTGTAATTCGATATTCATAGTTTTTTGTTCTACATATTCAGATTTTGCAGAATGTAAAATATGTACTTTTACTATAGAACATCTGTTCATTAAATATAATAAATATATTTTATTATATTTCGTTAAAATAAAATTAAAAATAAAAATTATAAAAAAAATGATAGATATTTTCTGTAGATTTTTAAATAATCATATACTTTATACTACAATACTCTTCTTATAGTTGTTGTAAATACTTTTAATGTATGGTAGAATGAAAACTCAACGATGGAAAAGATCTAATACTGATATTGACAGTGATTTTTTGGTAGATCTTAGGGATACTTTTTTCAACTTTATTAAAAAAAACGACCCTCAAAAAGCTGAAGAATTATATGATGATTCAAAAGAATTTCTTCATCCATTTTTAAATCAGGCTTTGTATATTAGTTCCGGCTTTGGGTATTTGAAACTTATCAAATATTTTCTAAAAAATGGTGCTAATATTAACTATCTTCATAAAAGAGATGGTACATACAACAATTTATTGCACATTGCTGCAAGTTATGGACGTGTAGATATTATTAAATTCCTTTTAGAAAAAGGACTTGACATAAATTCTACAAATAAATTTGGTAAAACAGCATTGAATATTGCAAAAGAGTGGAATCACCGTGATCTTATTCACTTTTTATCTCAACATAGTAAAGAACCACTTCCGGTTATTAATATTCAAATTGATAAAAAATGTTTATGTCCATGGAATCATATTCTATACTACTCTTGTCAGTCTTTTTTGCAAGAAGTATAGACTATAATTATCCATTACTTATTATTTATAAAAATTGATATATTGAACAAGAAAATCATTGTGATGATATTGATTTGATGAAATTATATTATTCTAGACTACCAAATTTAGATTCCATTGAAATTATAGATAAAGAGGGGCTACATCAGCATATTTATATTATGGTTTTTTTAGTAGTTTAAATAATGAAGAAAAACAAAATGATGTTTTATTTCTCAAAGAAGCTACTTTTAAATATCTTAACTGGTCCATAAGAAAGTCTTTTCTTATGATGCTAGTATGCAGTGGATATCGTACCCTGAAAAGTAACACGTCTAGGGAAGACCGAACAATAATAGGTTCTACTAATCAAGAAGAAAGAATAATTGCTCTTCGTAGAGCTAATGTTTTTTCGAATGATGGTATAGTACGGTGCATTGCATCTTATCTATAAATAATGGAAAAGAACCGAATGACTTCACGTAATTTAAAGTCTTTTTTCTATCATTCAATGTATCTTATTTATAAAAAAAAATGATAAATAATTTTTCAAATATATTTTTTTTATATTACAGTTAAAAGTGCAATGGAAGGTACAATGGAGGAAGAAGAAATTGAAGAACTAATTCTACCTCCTCCACCACCACTGCCACATATTCCTGATGATTTACCTGTTAAAATTGCAGCATTAAATGCAATTATTACACTTTCAAATGCATGTCCTGAAAATCAAAGAAAATTAATTTCTATTGGGGCAATGCATGAAATTAGGTGTATAATGACGGATTACTCTGAGAATCCAGAGATTTACGAATTATGTTTGAAAGCCATTTCTGCAATCTATTCTAAAAAAAATGACAGCTAAAATTTCAAAAAATATTTTATATTATTATAATTACTCCCCGACTCAACCAAAAAGTCAAAACTTCCTGAAAAATGAAGCTTTATTACGAAACTTCTGATTCTCGCTATATCATGCTTGCAAAATCTAGCCTGATACCTTTGCGAAAATGTCAGAACAAGTGTCTGACAGCGGCTAGGATGATTCCACAGAAGTCCAATGAGACTTTTGAGGAATTCTCTGATGGTATGTTGATCGCGAGAGTTCTTACTTTCACGCATCTTTGCTCAAACCCGCGCCATGTTCTTCGAAAGAAGAAGCCTAAGTAACTAAAAATCTTGGGTCAAGAATGGTAACAAATAGTTTATACCGGACCCAAAAACCGCTGTATTTTCCCACATTGTTATAAAAAATTTTACGCATTTTTAGTAAAAAAATTTTATTATATAAATTATGAGTTTAAATAAAAAAGATATTATTCCTAATATTTTTCATGTTATATATGATGAAAAAAAGAATAATATTTATCAATATTTTAATATTGAATCTATATTTAAATTAAATAATCCAGAAAAAATATTTATATACTACTTAAATGATACAAATACTAGTTTTAAATCTATGTTTAATAAAAATATAATTATATTTGAAAAAATAAATAAAAAAGATTATTTAACAACTGATATATTTATATTTAAAAAATTAAAAGAAATAGGAGGAATATATGTTGATATAAATGTATTATTTATTTCGAATATTTTTCATTTATTAAAATATAATTTTTTTAAAACAGATAATAATAATATTATTGGATCTGAAAAAAATTCATATATGATAAACAAATATTTAGAATACTATTTATTAAATTATCATAAATTAAAGGATAATAATCTAATATTAACAAAAGATTTTAATGAAAAGTTTGGAGTAAGAAATATTGATGGAGAATTTATTAATAATTATCTT